ATAGGGGTCTGTAATAAACGCATTATAGTGATGTCTGCCATATTTAATATCTCCATTTATTGGGTCGTCTCTGTAATCTACCCACAAATTTAATAAATTAAATCCAGTTTTTAATGCTCCACCAAAGCTTTCAGATATGTTTTTATATCCTTCGCCATAATTTAGAGCGTATAATAATAATTGGGATAATTGATCGGCTGACTCTTGATCTGAATTTTCTGTAGGATCAACTACAGAACTCAATCTATGCTGCCTTTGATAACCTGTTAATAGGTTTATATTTCTACGAATGTAGTTAAAGACTAGAGCATTTCTGCCCTCATTATATAATTTTTGTTTTTCTTGCTCGTCCCATTGATCTCCCAGATAATTTTTCAGGTCTCTGTTAGCTAATGGGTAAAACGGATTCCACGCTAGATAAGCTTCTTCATAACGCTCGTTATATTCTCGTACTATAGCATCATCTGTCATTATTGCCTCGTAGATGGAACTCTATAAAATGATAGGGACGAGAGTACTAGTACACTCCCTACAATGTAATGCTTTAGATTACAGAGATTCCCTAAATAGACTGTTTTTGATTAAATTTTTGATTTTCTACGCCTGTAAATGGGCTTAGATCGATATCTTTATCAGATTTATCTTTGATTAATTCTTCGACATACTCTTCTAAATAATTATCCGGATATTCAGTTTGCCACTTTAGAATTGGTGCACAACCCGATAGCAATAATCCGAAAAACACTAAATATTTTATCATGGCGATTGCCTCCTAAAATACCTGCCTTATTTTTCGCATTATAACATATTTTTGATTATTTTTCAATTATATTTGATTGAGTATAAACGCTCTAGCTCATCTGCATCTGCTGCTGTAAATTCGGGTCTTAGATTTTTCTTGAAGAAATGGGTAAATAAAGCATAGCGTAGTCCGTCTAAACAATTGAGAGTAAGTATGTTATGAACATAAAACCCATGAAAATCTTCAATATGAAGACTATAAACTTTTTGTTTTTTTCCAGAATTTAACAGAACACGAGGAAGAGCAAAACTTTCTCTTGGCTGCATTGAATTCTTTAAATTCTTTGTTGCAGTTTTTGCATTTAAATATTGTGTATTTTGGTGGGACTGGATTGGTTTTCCAATACAATTTTCTTCCACAGGATTTTGAACAACAGGTTGCTTTTGAGTATTTATTAACTGTGAATTGTTTATTACAAAATTCGCATATTCTAAACTCATCATCAAGGTGATTATCTCTTCGCCACTTACTTTTACATTTATTGCTACAAAACCTTGAGTTTGCTTGCTTTCTTGTAAAGAATTCTTTTGAACATTGCTCGCATTTAAGCTTTCTTTCTGAGTGATTTTTTTTATTTTTTCTTTGTTCGTCAGTAAGCATTGCCTCATGCTTTCTTGCGTGTTGAGTGGGAGTGAGGAGTTCAAGGTTACTAATTTCATTGTTGAGTGAATTCCCGTTTTTATGATGAATATGACATTTGGGAGGAATTTCTCCATTGTAGAATTTCCAAATGTCTCTGTGCAAAGTGTCATATCCTTTAAGCCTGTTTGAGATAGATGCTCTATAATATTTTCCAAGATTTTTATTTTGGGGGCATATGTATCTTGTATATTTGATTCCGTTAAAAACGATTGTTTCTTTTTCCATTTTTCATTTTCCGTATGAACTAAAATAATGTCTGAATATAGCATATCTCTAGCTTTTACCCAACCTCTATTAGCTGTATAAAACTTATGATCTTCAGTACATTTAATTTTTATTCCAAAAAAATTATACTCTTGAACATAATCTTCATGAACAAAGACTTCTAATACTTTTTTATACCCAATAGGAGTTAACACATAGTCGCCTTTATTAATATCCTTAATAGGAGTCGAACCATTAATTGTATTAACTAAAGTATCACCATCAAAACAATGATCAAATTTCTTAATCGGTCTGTCCTCTCCTTTTTCGGAAGCCTTAGTATCCCACAGATAATTAGCAAATTCTTTTATCGTTTCTACGCAGTTTACACATACTTTAAACGTACCGTTTGTTAATAACTGTCCAACGTACCTAATCCCCGGAAGGACATCATTTTCTGCATCTGTTACGTTATGAATACCATTTCGCTTTAATTCCTGTTTTAAAGAGGCAGCAGATGGGTCAATGTAAATCCGCTTTACATTGTAACCTCGTATAAATTCCGTTAAATCAAGCGAGTATTCGTAATCAGATTTCTGTCTAAGTTCAGCTTTAGAATCATAATAGTATTCCTTTTCTAGCCACATATTCGGGTATGAACCTGCATTATAACCGATTAACGTGAACACACAAGGATTCGTAGTTCCATAGTCAATTCCCAAAATGTAATATGATGCTTGAGAAGGTGGTGCTTCAATTATATGTATCCCTTCGTCAAAGAAATCGTACACCGCTCCATCTGCTAAAACCCATTCGCCTAAGATATATCTTTTGTACCATAGCCCTTGATACTCTGCCGATAAATCTTTAATATACTGCTCGCTAAGAGTTGGATTATCTCTTATAGTATATGAAAAAACCTTACAATTTAATTCTTCTGCCCTGTTTATAAAATCCGTTTTAAACCAATGATATGGACTATCCGGGTTAGTAGAGCAGAATAATTTAGCTCCCTCAATAGAAAGCCTCGATAGAAGCATTTTAAAGAAAGTTTCCGGCAATAACGACACTTCATCTAATAAAGCTCCTGCAAACTCCGAACCTCATATTTTTGCCTCTGCTCTGTCGTCATTAGCACCTACTACGTACATAATCCGATTGTAAAGGTTTATTTCACCTTTTCCGACACAATATACTAGTGCATTACCAACCATTTCTTGAAGTGGAAGTATAATGTTACGCTTAATAGTTTTATCTGTTCTTCCGCACACAATTAACGGACCTTCAGGACCATTTTTACAAAAATCAAGCCATTTTAATAGTGCCATGAACGATTTGCCGGCTCTAACAGGACCTTCATAGATATTTATACGTGCTGTTGATTGTTGAAACGACTCAATTTGCTTGTCGCTTAGATTGGTTAGTTCCATTTTACCCTATTACATAACCTTTCTTTGTGGAATCTAAATCTACTTTCTCTTGTTCTTTAGTCTTTTCTAAAACTTTATCCCTTAAATCTTTGTCGCAATAGTCATCTTCTTGATACCATTCTTCTATATTATCTTCTCTATCTTTGTAATAGTCTCTAATCGCTTCCTTTTGTCTTTCTCTTTCTTCTGCTTTTTGCTCCATTAGCATCTCCTCGCCAGTTGACACATGAACATCAAAAGTATGTCCAAAACATTTAACTACGATAAAAATCATACAAAATAAAAAAAGTATTACATGGATAGCTATCCATGTTAAATTATATACTCTCGTTGCTTTCATTACTTAACTCCTCTTTTTTGCTGGTACAGGGATTCAAACCCCGAACAATCCGATTACAAGTCGGGTACTCTATCAGTTGAGTTATACCAGCATATTAATGACTTTTGTTAATTATAAATATCGCAGCTTGCTTAACCCCTTCAAATATGAAAATAACAGTTTTTCTAAAAAATATATTCTCCTGAAATACAGCATATACAGTTAATAATAACAGGAAATTCCATATTAATTTGATAAATTTCATTAAACCATCGGTTTTATAAATCGGACAAAAGAATAGTATTAAATATTCTTTCTATTTTATTGCTTAGCTCTTTTTGCTCTAAATATAGCACATCTATTCTGTGTTCTAACGTCTCTTCATCTTCAGAACTTAAAAAAAATGTCCGATCTTCGTTATTAACTAAATTACTGAGTTCTGAAGATTTTAATTTATTTGCAATTTTATTGTCTAGCCACTTATAATGGGTCTTTTTTAACCACTTTCTAGCTTCTTTTTCTGTATCAAATGTAGCTCTGTAAACTTTTTTATCTCTAGATATACTCGCTTTATATCTGGTAGAGCCATCATTTAGTGTTATGATACTCACATTCCCTAATTTCATAATTTATCCTCCAATTTATTTATTTTTCCAGTTAGTGTTATGATACCTACATTGACTAATTCTATAATCTATCCACCAACTTTCATATTCTTCATTTGGTTTTTGGTTTTTTATCACTATGCTAACATATAATGTTAACACTTCTAATAACTCATTAGGATAATCCCTAAATTTATCATATATCCCGTCTACATACATATCTATTCGCTTTATTATGTCCTTGTCCATTTTGCTTTTAAGCGATTTAACGTAATTTAGTTTTTTATTCCTGTTTTTTTCTGTTTCGCTTTTCATTTCGGTCTTTTTCCAGTTTCTCTACTTTTTTTTCGGTTTTCTTTTTTTCTTTTCTTATTTTTTCTCTTTTTATCATATATTTTTTATATTTAGCTTTAGCTTTATTATAACTTTCTAAGCCATAAGGGTCTAAACCCGTATCATCATAAATTAATTTAACAGAAACCAGCAAAAGTAAAATTAAAAAAATAGGATAGGTATATGTCATTTTATTTATCCTTTGGTTCGTCTATAGATTTTAATTCAGTAAATCTAGAATCATTTTTAGCCTTTTGAACTAAAGCTGAGAAATCACCCGAACTTTTAATCATATGCATTACATCTAAAATACCTGCTAATGAACCATTAAATTCTTCTTTTTCTTTTGGCTGGTCCGTTTGTCCAAGTCGTTGCTTGCCAAGCCATATGAGCATGGATACATTGCCCTCCATAGCCTTTTGATACTGTTTCCCTAGTATCATTGAGTTGCCTTTTTGACGTTGTATCGTTGAATATGTGGCAAATGGAACTCCCTTTTCTTCCATAGTACGCCGATACAAAGTATCGTCTGATATGCCACACACCGAGGCTATTTGAACGCCATTTGACCCTGCCATCAAGAACTTGTCTACGACATCCCACTTAATAGGTTGTCTTTTACGTCCCATTTTTATGTTTTTATATGGAGTTACCGATTTTTTCTTAGTCATTACACCACCCTTGTAACCATTTTTGCACTCGGAAAATCACACAAAATAGTAGAAAGCAGACTCTCTACATACTTTAAATCATCTGAATTATCAAATTGTATTCTTATTGTGTGTTTTTTGAATTTTTTCTTCGGCTGAATGTCCGATAGTAATTCATCTTCCGAAAATCCCGATTCCAACAAGATGTCCATCTCCCAACGATTAGCAAGCATATCAAAATCAAACTCTCCGCCAATCTTATTTAGACTGATACTTAGCTCTTTATATTCCTTGTCTGATAATGCTCGGGAAGGTATAGCGACATCAACTTTTTGAACGCCGAGTGATCTAAGCGTTTTAAGCCTTTGATGCCCTCCGACAACTT